ACGGGTATACTGATATCAGAAGAATCCAATAACAAACTATCGTTTTCATCTAAAGTTGTCTCATCCATTAAAGATATACTATCGGTCATATTATTAATAATAGATTTAAATATTTAAAAATAAATCAAATTTATTGTTTTTATAAATTTATTGATTTTTCCAACTAGATGAACAAGTTGTACATAAATATAAATATCTCATATTTTCAGTGTCATATTTAATAAATATAATTTCTCTGTTAGGTTTACTATATTTACTAAAACTTACTGTTTCATCGTTTATAAGTATTTCTTTATCTAAATGACTTTCTAATTTTTCTAAATCTAGAGGAACTAAAAATGTAATAAGTACTTCTGTGTCATTTACTCTCTTAATAGTAATATTTTTTTCTTCTATCATTTTTTCAGTCATAAATGCTTTTAAACCTTCTAGATTCGATTCGGTTATATTTTTAACACTAAGTGTATTTTCTTCTATATCTAAATTTGTCAAACACTCTTTATTAATACACGAAATATTACTTATTCTAGGAAGTGTTGGGTCATTTTTAGTGTATTTATTAATGATGTATTTTTCGGAAATATGTTCTTTATTAAAATCATTTTTATATACCAGCAATGGGTCTCCTTCTTTTTCAGATAGATATTCTCCTTCCCAAGAACAATTTTTACAATAATTTGTTAATGTGTGTGATCCTTCTTCGCGTTTGGTATAAACCATAAATTCACAATTTGGACAAAAATTCATATTATATTATATAATAAAATTATATTATATAATTTATCAAATTTAATTTATTAATACTTTAAATGTATAGTTTTTTATATAGTTTTTATTAAATAATAAAGAATACTCTGTATTATTTAATAATGGAAAAATTCTGTATCTGTTTAGAATATGAAAATAAATATGGTTATTTATTATTTGATTGGTATTAATTATAAATTATAATTTATAACAGTAGTATCTTTTAATTTAATAGTTATATTCATTGTATAATTATATAATTTAACTATATTAATTAATTCTTTCATAGTGTTAAATGAATCTTTACCCTGAATAGACATATTTAATTTATTTAACCATTTATATCCCTGTTGTACTTTTTGAACAGTAAATTTAAATGTACTATTTTTAATTATTTCATTTCTAGGAATTGATGTTAATACATCTATATATAAACCTCTATATTACATTCTTTCATAAAAGATTTTAAACTCTCTGTTTTCATATTCAGCGTTAAAATGTAATAATCTGTTATTTTTTTATTTTCTATAGCCCATAATACCGATTTTTCATCCAATTTTATACCAAATATTTTTTTATCATAATTATCAATAGAGTTTTCATTTGTGAGTTTCTTCATTGTTGCTGTTAATCCTAACCGTTTTTGAACAGGGATATCTAAGACATCCGTATTTTGATGTTTGGATTTATTATCCAACCATTTAGATAAATGATGACATTCGTCCAAAATACTAAACTCGAATCCCTTTTTAATTTTTCATCTATAAATAGTTTTTTTAATATATGGGAAGACTGATACATTGTAATAACGACACATTTACGATTTTTACCAATAAAATCCATTATTTTTTCCGGATTTCTGAGGATACAGTAAGAATCTGGTGTTTTATTATGTAAACTATTTAAAACAGAATCTTTGTCACTACATATAATAAGTATTCTGTACCGATTATAATACCCTATACTATGTATATTTCTTAATCATTGTTTTAATAATAGAGTGCTTGGAACCGCTATAAGTAATCGACTAGAAACATAATACGATGATATTTTAAGGGACATTATTGTTTTTCCAAGACCACACGTCTAATTTAACACTAATTTATCGTTTGTTAAATATTTTTCGGTTGCTTTCTTAAAACAGTCATTATGATAATCATATAGTGTTATGGATTTATTCCATATTAATTGATATAAATTGATATTAGGAGATACATTCGATTGTATACTTCTATTATAAATGTCCAACTCATTATCGATCTGTTCCCTACTTAATAATTCATATTTTAATCCTCCATTTTGTTCCAAATATTCTAATAATTCTTTAATATCTACATTAATAATATTCTCATTCAAATCAAACCATTATTGTCCTGCGTTTCCTTCTATTTTATCTTCTATATATTCTTGGTGTAATATATGTTCTAATGACGTTCCATCAATAGCACTATCTTTTATGATATTAATAACTAGGCGAAAACAGAAAGAATAGGATGAATACGAGGTATTCATTTGAGACACCCTACTTCCTAAACAAGATGTTTTTCCTATCTTGGTTTTATCATTAAAATGATCTGTAAATCCTAGATAAACAAAGTCTTTATTCATTTAATATTATTAATAACTGAAATATTAAATATCAAATTTAATAATATTGCGTTATAGTTAGACCTGGGATCATTTATAACAATATAATTATTATTTTCTCCATCTTTATATAAGAAGGGTTCCAATGGAACTAAATCACTATCTTCTATTAATTTTTTAAAACATTTTTCCAATTTCTTGGGTAAATATTTTTCTCCCAACAAAGTATGGTCTATCGAATAATGGTCACTAATATTTTTCCACAATTATAGTGCAGCTGAATAAAAAAAATTTATCTATGTTCGTTATTAATACATCATTATATAACTTTAAACTTTTTTCCATCTTTTCTGACCACCCTTCGTTTCATATACTATCCACCAATCTTTATCACCATTTGTAGATTGTAATTTATGACCGACTTCATAATTAGAAGGTTTTTCATCAGGGGTTTTTCTTTTAATAGTTTTAGTAACCTGTGCATTAACAGGTTTACCATCCGTTTTATTTTCCTCAATAAGACTAGGAGTAGGATTAACAACTGTTTTTTCAGTTTTTATATTATATTTTTCAGATAATTGTTTATGTTTATTTATATATTTAATCCTTAGAGCGTCAACATCTATAGTAATAGTCATATCATAAATCGGGGATTTAATTGTTTTGCCTTGATATTTTGTAAGTTTATCTAGCTTTAATAAATAGTTGTTAAATAATTCTAAAAATGTGTGTTCCATCGTTTCCAGGAAACCAAAAAAACCATTTGGGGGTTTTTCTAACATTTCCAGAACAGCAACTTCTAATGTTCTATACTCTACTACTAAATTATACAAACTTGATTTTTCTTGTAAACAATTCTCCCACCCAGGTTCTTGTGTTATTGGATTATTAATAAATAAACTTTTTAATGCCTGAGATGTAGTTCCCAAATTCTGACAACTTGTCCAGGGAGGTCCTGCCCAAGTTCCTAAAATTGATAAACAACATTTACCATTAACATAATAGTTTGGATGAAACCTGGTGTTTAATCCTTGCGTTTTAGCTAGAATATGAGGAGGAGTAAAAGGATATTGATCAGGAAAAGTTCCAAAGAACATAAAGAATCCTCCATAATAAGGGTTTATAAGTTCCCTAGACCCTATCGTTAATATTTTAAATTCATTATCTAATACATCATCGTTAAATATAAAATATATATCACTTTCTTTATAGCCTTTCGCATCTTGTTTAACTAAATTTCTATCAGATAAAACACGTGTTTTTGCAATAGGAGATAAATTATTACTATATGTTTTCGTAGGTTTCGACATTTATTTATAATTTTAAATTATTTAAAATTATCAAATTTATTTTAAATTTAATAATTTATTTTAGATTTGATAATTTATTTTAAAATAATTTATTTAAAATATTACTTATTTTCTAATAAACCAAAAAAAGTTTCAGGTGATTTTAATACATGATGTTTTACAGTGTTTCCTAAAAATGCGTGAAAATCTTTATTTGATAACTTTAATATAAATTTTTGTATAGAAGCTTTATTCGGATATTTATTTTTTATTAATAATTTATTTAATTCTTCCCAATTTTTCATACCTTTTGTATCATTATCTTTAATTAAATCCCATTTTCTACCTATAAATTGCAATAAATCATTATGTAACCAATCTATACCTTCCTGTAGATTTCCATCTTTTGGGAATTTATACAAATGTTTATATTCCTTAATATAATAATCTATAATAAAATCGGTTAGTTTAATTTTCATATCTGTATCAAGTTCAAATTTTGATGGGGTCTTTGCAATTTCTGTAATTATTTTATTCATATGATATTATAATATTTATTTTTTTTTAATTTTACATTAATAATTATTTTATATATATATATATATAGATGAAAACAAAAAATATAATTGGATTGGGATTGTTAGGATTAGCAGGAATGAATTATTTTAATAAAGGAAAAGGAAATGAAATAAATAATGGAATTAAAAATAGAAGCTTAGCAGATATTAAGCCTGTGGTTGTTTACGATACCGCTGGTAAAAATGACAAGTCTTTTAACGAAGCGGTCTATAACGGCATCATGAGATTTGCCAATGATACTGGCATTGCGGTTACTGAGCTTGAACCAACAAATGAAGCTATGATGGAACAAAGCCTTATCCACGTTGCGCAACGTGGATACAACCCAGTTGTAGCTGTAGGTTTCACTATGGCGAATGCTGTTGCTGCTGCTGCTGCAGAGTATCCTGACACTTGGTTCACTATTATTGATGGCGTAGTTGATGCTCCAAACGTTCAAAATGTTGTATTTAAAGAGCAGGAAGGATCTTTCCTGGTTGGTATTATGGCTGCTATTGCATCAAGCTCAGGCACTGTAGGCTTTGTTGGTGGTATGGATATTCCACTCATTAGCCGTTTTGAGTGTGGTTACAAACAAGGTGTTGCTCATCAAGACAGCTCTATAAATGTTCTAGCTCAGATGACTGGAACAACTCCAGCTGCGTGGGGTAACCCAACGAAAGGTGGCGAAATTACTCGTAGCCAAGTTGAAAATGGAGCTGATGTGGTTTATGCTGCTGCTGGTGGAACTGGGATGGGTGTTTACCAAACTGCTGCTGATATGGGTATATTAGCAATTGGTGTTGACTCTAACCAAAACTACATTCAACCTGGAACAATGCTTACTTCTATGTATAAGAAAGTTGGATTAGCTGCTTACGAAAGTTTTGAAGCTGCTATGAATGGTACTTGGGAAGCTGGTTTTAAAGTGAACGGTGTTGCTGAAGATGGTGTTGATGTAGCTATGGACGAGTACAACGCAGATTTAGTTTCTGCTGATATGCTTGCCGCCGTGGAAGCTGCTAGAGAAGGAATTATAGATGGATCTATTGTTGTACACGACTATATGAGTGATAATACCTGTCCTTTATAATTTTACTCTTCTAAATAAAAACGATTGATACTTTTGTAAGATTTGTAAAAGACAATAATTAGTTTAAATTTATAGTTTAAAATATAAATTTAAATAAATGACTAAACTGTGTGAAACTAAAAATAACAAAATCCAATCCGTTATGACATTATTTTCAAAGGGTCAAATAAACGAGGCTCTTATTATAATTGAGACTTTAATTAAAGACTATCCAAATGAAGCACTACTTTATAATATAAATGGTGCTATTTGTCAGGCAGATAAAAAATTCGATGATGCAATTTTAAAATTTGAGCTTGCGACTATTATTAACCCTAGCTATTATGAAGCATACTATAATCAAGGTGTGGTGTATCAGGAAATAGGTAATATAGATAAGGCTGTTAAATGTTATGAAAACGCTATCGCACTGAACAAAGATTATATTAATGCATATAATAATTTAGGTACTATTTATATGAATCATTTAAATAAATTAGATATTGCACTAGACTATTTTCAAAAAATAATACTATTGGACCCTTTATATGCTCATGCATATAATAATATAGGTTCAATATATGAAAAACAAGAGAAAAATAATGATGCGATTATAAACTTTAGAAAAGCAGCATCTATTAATTCTAATTACGACATTCCGTATAATAGTCTTGGAATAATATTTGCTAAAATTGGACAAATCGATAATGCAAATGAAAATTTCGAGAAAGCAATAGCAATTAATCAAAAAAATGGACAAGCGTACTATAATTTAGGTAAGTTAAAAAAATACACTAAAAGTGACCCACATATAAGCAATATGGAAACACTTATTTCTAATAATAATTTAAGTCAAGAAAGTTATGTATATTTTTGTTTTAGCTTAGCAAAGGCGTATGAAGATTTAGAAAAACAAGAAGAATCATTTAAATTTTTACATAAGGGCAATCAATTATGTAAACAAAAATTTAATTATTCTATTGATAAAGATAAAATACTATTTTCTATTATTAAAAAATTATTTAGTTCTTCATTAAATAATCGTTTATCATTATCATCGTCATTATCAAAATTATCACCTATTTTTATTGTTGGAATGCCACGTTCAGGTACAACTCTAGTAGAACAAATTATCTCAAATCATTCATCGGTATATGGAGGTGGAGAACTACCCATTTTAAATTATATTTTACCTAAAATATTAAACGATTATACTAAATATGAAGAGAATGGATTTTCGGAAGAATTACTTTTATCTATACGACAAAAGTATTTAGATCATCTTAGCCGTTTAAATGTTCCAGAAAATATTATAACGGATAAATATGTATTAAATTTTAAATATATTGGGTTTATTTTACTACTTTTTCCGAACGCAAAAATAATTCATTTAAAAAGAGATGTAGTAGCTACATGTTGGTCTAATTATAAAACACACTTTACTAGTTATAATATGACTTGGACATATAATTTAGAAGATATAGCAAATTACTATATTCTCTATACTAATCTTATGGATTTTTGGAATAAGTTGTTTACAAATAAAATATACAATTTATGCTATGAAAATTTAACAATGAATCAAGAAGAAGAGACTAGAAAATTATTAAATTTTTGTGAATTAGACTGGGAAGAAAAGTGTTTAAATTTTCATACTAATAAACGATCAGTTAGTACAGCATCTCACGCACAAGTAAGACAAAAAATGTATCGTGGGAGTTCTAAAAAATGGGAAAAATATAAAATTTATTTAGAACCATTGATTAAAATACTAGATTCTAATAATATATTATTAAATTAATAAATTTAAAATTATATATATTTATAGTTATTATATTATACTATAGTATATATGATTAAAATACCCTATGATATTTTTTATATGTCGCGGATGTTAAAAGATAAATTGGTTGCAACAAAATTAGAACAATTAACAAAAGAAAAAGTACAAAGGATGGAGGAACAAGTGTCTGGACCATTTACTAATTTATATAAATTATCTTATCAACATACTCATATTATAGACTCAATTTATTTAGGAAATGCCTATAATGCTTCTAATTTCACTGATTTAGAACAAACTAATATTGGTATGATTGTAAATATTACAGAAGAAATACCCAATTATTATCCAGATAATTTTGATTACTATAATATTCACACATTAGATGATAATAAACACCATATTAAACCATACATTACCCCAGCGCTAGAATATATTATGAAATATCAACAGGAACATCCTCAAAAAAATATATTAGTTCATTGTTTTATGGGTTCAAGTCGTTCGGCTGGTATTGTTGTTGCCTATTATTCATTAAAATTTAATAAATCTATTGATGAGAGTATAGCCTACGTTAAAGATAAAAGATGGATTGTGAATATTAACACTACATTTATACAGGATTTAAAAGAATGGCGGGAGGAAGTGTTATCTGAACCTAATTTTTAATCTTAATTTTTAATATTTAATATTTAATTTTTTAATATTTAATATTTAATTTTTTAATAAATTTTTAATAAATCATTTATTAAAAATTTATATTAGAGTTTTTATATGGTAATAAATATATTTTTATACATTGCTTATAACCAGTATTATAGGTTATTTTTAAGTGATTTAAAATATTAAATTTAAAATTGAAATATTTAAACTTAAAAATATTTTATATCAATATTATAGAATATGCCAAGCATTAAAATATCTAATAATTCTAATTGTAATGAGTTAGATATGTTTTTAAAAAAAAATAGAGCAACAACTGGTGGGACATTTACTCATACAACTATATCAGGATTAAAAGGGAGTTATTACATAGAACCTACTGATACTGATAAATTTCTAGATATTTATCACGACCACGTTTTTAATAAAAATCAAAAAGCTTATTTAACAGAAGGCATAAAGGATTGTGATATAACGCCTGTTAAAATAGACATAGATTTAAGATCTTATAAAAACACAGAGACTCCAACAAGATTATATGAAATGGAGGATATTATTAAAATATGTCAACGTTATATGGAATCTATGGAGGATTGGCTAGAGGATCCAGACCCAGAAGAGCGTTATTGTTTTATACTGGAAAAACCCGATGCAATATTTGATAAGGATAAATCTGGAGATGTTAAAGTAAATGATGTGGGTGAAAAAAGGATTAAAGATGGGGTTCATATTATGTTTCCAAATATTTGTACAAAAACTTTTTTACAGCTACAGTTTAGAGATGAAGTTTATAAAAATATAGGGGATGTTTTGGATAAATATAATTATGATAATAGTTATGCTGATATTTTCGATAAAGCTGTCATCGATCGAAACAATTGGCAAATGTATGGATCTACAAAATCTCAATCTAGTTATACCTATAAAGTTACCAAAATTTTAGAAATTTATAAAGATCATTTTAAAGAAGTATCTTTAGATAAATTTCCATCTTGTGAATTAGTAAGATTATTATCTGTCAGAAATAAGGAGGATGAAGCGTTGATAAAATACGAACAGCAGGCAATCGTAAATGAAAGTGAAGAAAAATATATAAAAATAAATAAGTCAAAATCGAGAGTTAGAAATAGACGGACCAAAACGTGGATGCCGAAAGCTGAATTACAACTTATTACAGGCAAAGGAGATGAACCAGGATATATAGATTGTTTAAGTTTAGATAGAGTAAAAAGTTATGATAAATGGATAGAAGTTGGCTGGGCGTTACATAATATAGATAATAGTAGTAAAGGAAAACAGTGTAAACAGAAAGAAGAAGAATTAGGTGAAAAAGATCTGTGTAATCTTTTAATAAAATGGTGGCAATGGGGAACACAAATTAATTCGGGATACGAAAGTGAATCTATTGGATCATATAAAGAAGTTTGGGAAACAATGCATCATAGTGGTTTAGGTAAAGGTAGTTTAAAACTTTGGGCAAGAGAAGATAATCCAGACCTATATAACGTAGTTGTAGCAAATGATTTACATCAATATTTTATAAAAACCACCGGTAAAAAAGGAGGAACTAGTTTTGATGTAGCTAATCTAATGTATCAATGTTTTAAAGATGATTTTATATGTATTTCTATTAAAGATACTCTATGGTATTATTATGATGAAGAATTGCATAGATGGGTAGAGGATGATAAAGGTATACGACTTAAAATGAAAATTTCAACTGATATTTGGGAAAAATTTAGAGATAAGGCTTTGGAATTTAATCCAGATTCTGCGGAAGATACAGAAAAAGAAGGTAAGAGAGATAGTTTACAAAAGACTTCTTCTCGTCTAAAAGAAACCAGTTTTAAATCAAATATAATGACAGAATGCTCTGAATTATTCTACGATAAAACAAACAAATTCTATGATAAATTAGATAGTAATCATAATTTACTAGGGTTTAATAATGGTGTATATGACCTAAAACATAATGAATTTAGAAAAGGACGTCCAGAAGATTATATAACAATATCAACTGGCATAGATTATATTGAGTATGATCCACATTCTCAAGAAATAAAAGATATTAACAAATTTTTATCTGAAATTTTAACAGTTGATAATGTTAGAAATTATGTTATAAAATTGATGGCTACATTTATAAGTGGATCAACTAAAAGTGAAAAATTTCATGTATGGTCAGGTTCTGGCGGTAATGGTAAATCAAAATTGATAGAATTATTAGAAAAGGCGTTGGGTGATTATGCTGGAAAGATGAACATATCTAATTTAACACAAAAAAGAGGCAACGCTGGATCTGCTAATCCAGAATTATCTAGAACCAAAGGAAAACGATTTGTTAATATGCAGGAGCCAGATGAACACTGTAAGCTAAATGTTGGTTTAATGAAGGAGATAACAGGTGGTGATAAGATTATTGCCAGATCCCTGTATAAAGAACCGCAGGAATTTAAACCTCAATTTAAAATGGTTTTAACGTGTAATGATAAACCAGAACTTCCTCCAGATGATGAAGGAACGTGGAGAAGAGTAGTATTAGTAGAATATACTTCTAGATTTAAACCAGAAGAAGAAGCTAAGGGGGAATGGGTTAATAAAAATATGGAGGGGATTTCTAAAGAACAACATCGAGATAATATTGATAAAGGTATTTTAAGTGATAAATGGGTTCCAGAAAATAAAGAATATCCACATTTTCCATTAGATGAATCTTTAAATGAAAAATTTGATGATTGGGCAGAACCTTTCATGTCAATGTTAATAGATACATATATTAAAAATAAACAAATTGATTTACGTGAACCTGATGAGGTTAGAGAATATACCAATAAATACAGAGATCAAAATAACCATTTTAAGGAATTTATTAATGATTGTATAGAGATTGTCAATGATGATACCTCTAAATTGGTTCTTAAAAATGAACAAATATTTTTAGAATATAAAGTTTGGTATAAAAATAATTTTAGCAATTCTAATGGTATTAAAAAACAAAAAGAACTTAAAACCTTTATGGATAAAGAATATGGCGATTATTGGGTAGAAGATACTAATTATTCTAATAGAGGCTATAAAGGTATGAAAGTAATTGCACATAATGTAGATCCTGACACAATTTTTCTAGAGGATGATGAACTTAATTAATAGAATTTTCTATATAAAAGCACCGCAGTTACCAAAAGTATAATTAATGTAATTAATTTAAGACTAAAAATAACTTTATTTTTAAGAGCGGTCTCCTCTAAATTATATTTAATTAATCTATGTTTTAAAAAAGTCTTATTGTTATAATTCTGTAATTTTTCTTGTTGATTCTGTATGGTTTTTTTTTTTAATTTTATAGTAGATTGTTGGTTATTTAACAAAGCTTTATTTGTACTGTATAAATCTATTTTATTATTATAATTTTTTTCTAATTCATTAAATAATTGCTTAGCTCGTTGTTGTTTAAAATTTTTAATATTTTTAGTTATTTTTTTAGGCTTTAAATTTCTAATATCCATAATTTTATTTTCATATTGTCCATAGACGATTTTTTTATTTTTATTATTATAGTATTCTACAATTAACATTTTTCTAATACCTCTTGCTGGGTCGGTAAAAAGAGCATTGCTAACTTTTAATCTAACAGTATTTCTACGAATATTATTATAAATTTTATCAGTTACTATAAGGCCTTGTTTAGTAGACCATACATATTTAGGATTTCCATACCACGCTCTTATAATTGGATAATAACTATTAATGTTAAATGATTCTTCTATATTACTAAATTGATTTCCCATTACTATAATATAATAAAATATTTTATTATATTATAATAAATATCCTTTTATTACTCTTCAGATTCTTCCATAACACTATTAAGTGTAGGTGCAATCCAATCTCTTACATCATAATGTATACTGTTAATATTTCGATGTCTATAAAAATTAAAAAGAACCACTAATACAAATAATACTGTTATTCCAGCAATCGATATCATTCCTTGTAAATTAGAAATATTATTATTTTTAATTAGTAATATAGGTAGAAACAATACTAATAAATAAACAAATAAACTTTTTAATAAAAATAATCTATTGTTTCTTTTAAGCGTTTCATTTTGAGATATTTCAACCTGTCTTCTTAGTGTAATTATATCGTTCTTTGCGTTGTCTAATTTATTTGAGTTATAGTTAATTTCATTATTCTGTTTAGATAAAATTATATCTGATTTATAATTATCATCATAGATTGATTGTAAAATTTTAGAATTAGAATTATATTTATGTTTTTTTTCCTGCAATGCTTGTTTTTTTTGATTTCTTAACATATTTAATTTTTCTTGTATAGATTTTATCACTTGTTCATTTTCATAATCATCTATATTTTTTCCTCTATTTAAAGCCACATTTTTAAGATCGTTTTCATACATTATTTCAGCTTTTTTCAATATATCAACATTAGAATCTATAACATTTTTATAAGACATTATATATTATAAAGAAAGAAAATTATAATTATTACTTTCCATTTTTTATTAATAAATATCCAACTCCTCCAAACAATACAATATTTATAATTATTACAAAATACATTATATTTCTTTTATATCTATTTCTATCTAAACCAACTTTCACTTGTCTTTCTTTCGATAATAAATCACTATCTCTTTTATCTAATAAATTAACTTGTTGTTTAATTTTATTATTTTGTCTATATATATTATTATTTTTATTATTAATTTCATTTTTTTGCTGTTGAATCAAATTATTAGTGTTTCCAATATGTTTTTTTAATTTAATTAATATATTATTTAAATTATTATTTATTCTTACTATATTTGGACGAATTACAGTTTCCGCTAAATGTTTTTTTACACTTTTTTTAGAACTTCTATCATATTTATAATGTAAATATTTATTATATTCTAAGTAATATTTTTGTAATTCTTTATTATATAAATCTTCTAATTTACTAATATTACATCTTCGCTGACACGTTATATTATTATTGTTGTTGCATCTATCCCTTATAAATTTTTGAGAACAATTATTCATTATATATATATATTAGATAAATTTTATAGGTTTAAAAGTATAAAACTAAATATATTATATTAAATGTTTACAATTAAAAATTTTTTAAAAATTAAATATCTAAAAGTAGGGTCTAGGTTTAAATCCACAATTAATAATCCTAATTTTAAAGTCTATAATATAGAATCATCTTATAAAAATAAAGAACAATGTGTAGATATAAGAAGAGATTATTATCATAAAAAATATAATATACAATTTAATCATTTATCTAAGAGAAATTTTGATTATGAATCTATCATTAATAAAAATTGTGAAAATGTTATTGGTTATACAACAATTCCAACTGGATTAGTGGGTCCATTAGTAGTCAATAATAATCAACATTTTATTCCTATATCCACTACTGAAGGTGCATTAGTAGGTAGTATAAATAGAGGTGCTGGGTTAATATCTAAAACAAGTATAGATGGTATTACTGCTATAACAATTGATAAAGGTATTACGCGTTCGCCTATTATAGATGTTATAAGTATAAATAATATACCAGTTTTACAATCCTATATTAATAATAATTTAGATTATCTTAAAAAAGAATTTAAAAAAACAACTCAATATGGAGAACTTAAAAATATTCAATTAATCTATAATGGAACCAAAATACATTTAAGAATAAGTGCATTAACAGGTGATGCCATGGGAATGAATATAATAAGTAAAGGCAGTGAAAAAATCGTATACACTCTATTAAATAAATTTCCCGAATTTAAAATTCTAAGTTTATCTGGAAATACATGTACTGATAAAAAACCATCCGCAATAAATTGGATTAATGGTAGAAGTAAAACTGTTATTGTAAATACTAAACTAGATATACAGAAATTAGAAAAACTGTTACAGCATCCTATAAAAGATCTTGTACATCTAAATATACAAAAAAATTTAATTGGGTCTGCTTTAGCTGGATCTATAGGGGGTTTTAATTCTCACGCTGCTAATATTATAGCTGGTATATTTGTAGCTACTGGACAAGATATAGCACAAATTGGAACTAGTTCTGTATGTCTAACCGATTATACAATTGAAGGAAATTATTTAAATATAGATGTAACTATGCCATCATTAGAAGTTGCGACCATTGGAGGAGGAACCGCACTTAAAGATCAAAATGAATGTTTAAAAATAATGGGAATAGATATGTCAAAAAATAGTTCAAATCCAGGATATAATTCTTTACTATTATCAAAATTAATAGGATCTACCGTTTTATGTGGAGAATTATCTCTAATGAGTGCGTTAACATCTGGTACACTAGTTTCATCTCATATGAGATATAATCGAGGAACTAAATAATATATGAAATATAATAGATTTTAAAAATCATTTTATATATCTATAAAAGATATGTTCAACTGATGTTTTACTGTATCTTACAATTTTACACACTCTATTAGATGGAAAATTATAATATCTTACTATAGGATCTTGTCTAGATATAACTGGTAATTGATAAATAGAAGATAAATTATATTTTTCTGTTAGCTCATTTACTTCAGTCTCACTGATTAATGAATGCTTAGGTACTAAACTATGTTTTGTAATATTAATTTGTAAATTATTTATATTAAAAATTTCACAATTTTTAAATGAAGCTGCTATTTTAACTAAAGTTTTTGATGGATTTTCTTGTAATATTAATATTATTTTATCTTGTTCTGGATTTAAAGTCTCGCTAAATAATGTTGTTATATATTCTTTAAATATTGTAGGTTTAATTTTAGCAGTATAAATAAATTTGGCATAAATTTTAGTATTATCTTTAACATGTTCTTTACAAAATATATCATAAGATTTAATATAATATAAATATTTAAGTGTTTCATCATCCACATTTTTATATTCATCATTTACTATAAAACCTCTATCTTCTAACATTTCTACAACCACATTACGGGCATTTTTAAAACAGTCAAAATGGTTCATTTATTTAGAAGTAAAATACTGTTTATTTTATCAAATTTATTTTTAAATAAATATTTAAAAATAATTTTATTTAATATTTAATTATCCATATCAATCGTTAATGTATCATTTATTGTATTATTTGGATTATTATTTATTTTAATTTTTTTTATATTATTATTATTATTTTCAAGAGTGTTGATAGTTAGTGTATCTTCTGTATTGTTTTTTTGAGTGTTAATAGTTAATATATCTTCTTTATTTTTTTTAATATCTATATTTTTTATATTATTATTTTCTTGAGTGTTAATAGTTAATATATCTTCTTTATCTTTCTGTGTATTTATACTTAGTGTATCTTCTTGAGTGTTAATAGTTAATGTATCTTCTTTATCGTTTTGGGTATTTATAGTCAATGCATCTTCTTTATCGTTTTGGATATTTATAGTCTGTTTATCTTTATTATTTTGAGTATTTATACTTAGTGTATCTGCTTTATTTTCTTGAGTGTTAATAGTTAATGTATCTTCTTTATCGTTTTGGATATTTATAGTCAATGCTTCTTTTTTATCGTTTTGGGTATTTATAGTCTGTTTATCTTTATTATTTAGAGTATTTATACTTAGTGTATCTCTTTCTTTGTTTTTATAATCATCATTTATACTAATTATTTTTGTATTATTTTCAGTTTTATTATTATTATTCTGTAAATTTTTATACGATATCTCTTTATTAATCTTTCCTTTTCCCTTCCCTATTCCTTTTCCCTTCCCTATTCCTATTCCTTTTCCTTTTCGCTTCCCACCTAATAATAATTCGGATGGTTTATTTACTAAAACTACTGGAGCATCTTCTAATTTATGTGTAATACTTCCAAATAATTCGTCGTATAATTTAGGAATTTTAAGTCTATTATTTTTTAGATTAAAAAAGAGAGTATTTAAAAATATATTATAGCTTGCCAATTCGTGAGTAGGTTCTATTTTATTAATAACTTGTTCCTCTAATATGTCATTAATATATAAACTATCATTATTGTGCGAATAATATATTGCATATTTTCCTATAATTTCTTCTGGTTTATCTAAAGTTCTAATAGTTTCCATTATTGTTGGTAATTCTTTCGAATATTTTTCATCCAATTTAATTTTTAAAGAATCTACCTCCTTCCGCTGTTCATCTATTTTTAATATAGGTATTTCTCGAAGTGTGTGGTGTTGATATGTAAGTGTCTCGTTTTCTAATGGATATATAAATTTATATCTAAAAGGTGGATCTATTTTATATGTAATATTAATGGTATAACTACTATAATCTTCACTTAATTTGTCGTCTATAGTAAGATTTTTTATAAAATAGTCTTTACTTTTAGTTTCATCATTGTTGTCTGTTAACAATAGGCTATTATGTCCTAATAATTGAGTAACTCTATATATAATATAATTATAAATGAAGGTGAATTTATTTATTATTTCTCCTATTATAATAGATTTATTCTTGTCCATAAAAGTATCAGTTATAGATGGCAGTATATTAACAGTATCTATTGTTATAGTATTTTTATCAACCATTTTTATTTCATAATTAAATATCCATTTAATATAGTCTTTCAGTAAAGTAAAAACAAATGTATGCACTGATATTTTATTTCCTACGATAGCATTACTCTTCGTTCGACTAATGTATTTTTCAATATTATTATTAATTAAAGGTAACAATGATGTTTCTTCTAACACAATATGATAAAGATATGTATTTTTTTCGATAGAATTACTCTGAACAATATTATACCAAAATTTCTGTTTAATACCTGAATTATATGTACTTAGGTATAATTGTTCCGAAAACTTAACTTGTCCTTCTCCTAATTTATTAAATTTAAACGGATTATTATTTTCTACATTTTTATCCTCTATCGAATAAACATTACCAGGATTAATTATAGATGCTATAGATAAGCCTTGCCGCTCAAGTCGTTTTACAAATATATAATCCTCGTATCCTTCTCCCCACATATTATTAGGATATCCTCCACTATTTATATAGTCTAATGTACTTATTTTTAGAATTCCAATTTTAGTATCATTTGGATTTGACCTTGTATTAGAATATTTTTCATTAATAGAACTGATATTCGTAGGAGTCTTTGGAAATACATAATATTCCTGAATAAGATCTTCATTTGGTATTAAATTCATATCTTGTATAACAACATAATTACATCCATTATTAATAGCCATATTAACTCCAGAATTGATTAATGCTCCTCTATTATTTTTAAGAATAATAGAATCACTAAATTCCTCGTTATTTATAATTTCTATAGGTATATCATCCCTAATTAGGTCTTCTGATTGATATGGTATTATTTTATTCTTTTGCCATAGAATATATATTTTATAATCTAATGTATTATCGGAAGTTTCATTTAATTTAGTAATTGTTTTTTCTAAATGTTTCTGGATTTTTTTACAATTTATTAATCCTTGTTCTAATAGTATACCACCGTGTTGTTCTCCTTTTCCTTTGTTCCCCCCCCCATTTAATCCCATTGTTTTAGAATACTCATCATCTTCTTCTGCGGTATTATATATAGGAATAATAATTCCTAATTTATTATCAGTAACAGACTGGGATTGAGTATAGATTGTTTCTTGGTGAACAGAAGACTCAATAAGTTGATGTGTTGGGTTAGCAACGGTGTCATCATCTACTGAAAATTCGGTTTGTATACATACATTTAATGCGATATTTAATGGATTCATTTCTTTTAAACTGTCAAATGCTTTAATAGCACAATCAATATTTTTCTCTATCCCTATTAGTGTCCAAGTTTTATCAAATTCCGTATCTCCTAATCCTGATGTATCAATTATTACCGAAAAAGCTTTCTTAATAGAATTAATATGACGTCCTTTACGTCCAATAAGTTTTCCGATATCAGTCACATTTACTGTTATTTTCTTTTCTATTTGATAAGCTATTTTTTCGATTTCCTCGATAGCTCGATCAATACCAGATTCTTTTCCCTCTATTGTTACATTAACAACTTTTTCTCCAACTAATTTATTATGACCACCAAATATTGTTTTGGTATTTATTCGTATTATACAATCGCTAATTCGTTTAATTCTTTCTATATTTTTCCCTTTGGCACCTATTAAATATTTTAATTTAGTATTTGGAAATTCTATTTCTTGTTTTATAAATTGTTCTCTTATAACTTCCTCAAATACATCTTCTATTACTGAATTACTTGATATATTATATGATATATTATTAACGAGCGTTTCTAAATAATCAAGTATAGATTCTTTATTTAAGTATTTTTGATAAAATTTATAAGAATTCTTGGCAATTTGTTCACATAATCCATCATTTTCTTTACACCATTCTATAATATCAAATAGATTATCAAAATTAGAATTTATTTCTATATAATGAGCAGTTTTATAATTCGTTTTTTCTAAATTTAAAGGTTCTAACATATCAAAATACCATAACTTATTTGAATAGGGTTTTTCTAACCCATTATTAATAGATTTTGTTTTTAAAATTAAACCATTTGTTGCCATTAAATCTGTATAGTTATAACTTGCAGCATAACTGTCTATATATAATAAATATTTTTTATCGTTAATCCTTTGAACTCCATATCCGTCGTTTAATTTACTATCTGTATTAAATTCTAAACCATGTTCAGTAATATCTGGATCAAATCCTTTTGTAAAATCCAGTTTAGAACCCATATAAATCTTATCTTCCTTATCCCATTTTGTCAATATAACTGTTAACACTCCCCGCTTATCATCTGTTTTGTTCCATTCATTACTTATTTCCGCTATTTTAATACGTTGATTATTAGCTCCTGAATTACCACAACCTGCACTGCTTCCTTTAAAAAAAACTATTTCTTGTTTCTGTCTCCATTCTAGTATAGGACTATCTTCACTATTTTTTTTACAATCAGGAGGAAAACTGTTTTTAGTAACAATGTTCCAATCATTAGGAGTAGGTAAAAGTATATCCGCAAATTCATCGGATGAAGATGTACTAAGAATAGGCATATATGAACTAAATTTATATTTATTTTCTAATTTAATATTATCTTTACCAAAAATATGATAATAAGGTTCCATTATATCACCATTATCCTCAGGAATTCTTAGATATGGAAATCGTTGTTTGTTTATAAAAAATTCACAATCCGATAAGTAACTACCACGTTCCCTACATAATGTTTCTAACATATTTTTAAATTCTCCAAAATCGGTTGTTTCCATATCGTCTAGTTCTCCAAATGTATTAACAATGCAATTATCTAACCACCAATGATCTTTATCTTCTAAATTATCTGTTGATTTTTTATGCTTAAAATATTTATTCTTAGTGTGATAGTATTGTTCTATTCCTCCAGGATATTTATCTCTATCAACAACAATATCGACAAATTTAACACCACTTGAGTTATTTTCAAAATTATTTTTATATTTTTTATTAAAAAAAGGGGAGAACATTGTCAATATACCATTTTTAATTTTAACAAATATTCCAAATTTAAGATGCTGAAACATATATTTTAGAGTATTCGAAAATGATTCATGATTAATATTAGAATATATAGGTAATGTCAATTTTGATTTTATAGTTTCGGTTAGCTTTGATGTCAAATTATCTTTACCTATCGTAAATAAATTATCTCTTGTTTTGGTATGTTGATTAACAAATATACCTGAGCCATGAACAGCTCTTTTCTCAACTATAAATTTTTGAAGTTGGGATACATCTCCAGCACTTAATATTAGTTGATTATACGCAATATATCTTGGATTTATCTTTATTTTCTTTCTAGTATCCATATAGAGTCTACATTCTTTATGATTCGTATATTGATGTTCTATCAAACTATCATCTTGATATTTAAAAATATAATATCTAAATAGATTAGAAAAATCTTTTAACTGGGAATAGTCTGTATCCCCTAATTTATATATTTGATCGTCATTTTCTAAATGAGATCTTTTAGTAAAAGGATATCTTTCATCATATATATCACTAAATAATCCCGTACCTTTAGTTAAAAAACTAAAATTATTTTTAATTTCATCACTAGATACAATTTGTAACCCAAATTTAGAAGCAACGTTAATTAATAACTTTTTATTTACTAAGTATTCTGTCGTATCATTTGTTATAGGATTAAAGCTAACTGTTATAGGATTATTAAAACCGTCTTCTACTGTATTTGGTAATTCTTCCCAATCTAATTTAGTTAACCCTGAACTATTAATATTTATTTTCCATACATCTCGTTCTTCATCGTCGTATTTATCATATACACTACCTTTAACTGGTAATGTTTTTTCATACATATGTTTTTTTAATAATGAATATACTAATTCTCCATCTAAACAAGTCATTATAAAATAGCCATTTAATTTAATATTTTCTTTTACATTCATAAAAATATTATCAACACTATCAATAGAATCAAAGTGATGCTGAATCGTATTAAAAAGTGTTATTGTATTAAATGAATTTTCGGACTTTTTACTAAATATAGAATCTAAATTATCTAAATAGCTACTATCAACTACCTCCTTCTTTCGTATATTTTTGTCAATATCCGCTACTATAAACTCAATATCACTACTATGTGCCCATTGATTAATTTCATCGTCTTGAGACTCTTTTAATTTAGTAAGATTACTCTTAGCAGACAATATAGCATCAGTATCTTTTTCAATATTATCTTTAGTATCAACACCTACTATAAATGTATAATTAGCCTTAAATAGATCTATAAGATACTGTCCTCTATTAATCGATAGGTCTATAATAGAACTTGTGGTGTTTTTATGTCCAGATCCTTGATATAATATGGATCGTATTTCATCGTGAAATGTTAATAGCGGAATACTTAATTTAGAACCAATTGTTTCATAATATTTTTTAAGAGCAAATTCTTGATTTTTAAGTCGTCTTAGTTCGGTATCTGTGATATTTTTTATACTACCCCATTTTTCCAACGATTCTTGTATAATTAGTCTTGGAGCAATACCCATCGACTCAATTTCTTGTAAAAATAATTTAAATGCATAGGGCGCTTCTACACAATAAAAATTAGAGTTAGAAATAAGACTTGATTTTTTATTAATATTTCCATTATTATCTATTTTAATTTCGGTTTCATCATTTGAAAAATCCTCATATATATTTTTATCTCTATTCACAATTGCTAATAAACCAGACTTATCAGAAATATAAAATTTATATTTATCAGCCCGTTCCATCATTGTTTCTTTTAAAAACATAGATGCCCCGTGAGCTAATATAGCATCACGTTCCATCTCTCCAATTCGTAAACCTCCACCAGCCGCTCTACCTCCTACTGGTTGATGTGTTAATGAAGTTTTGGTTCCTTCGTTACGAGAATAAAATTTATCAGATACTTGATGGGTTAATCTTTGGTAAAAAGTGGGACCAATAAATAAATCAACTTTTAATTGGCGGCCAGTACGACCATTATATAAAATTTCGTTACAATTTCGCTCATAATTATAATTTTTCTCTAGTAATGTCCCGATCGTATCCACATCAACATTTGTAAACCCTGTTAATTGCACAGTATTACCAATATTAATTGATAATTTACCTAATAAAACTTCCAATAATTGTCCTATAGTCATTCTACTTGGTATTGCGTGGGGATTTACGATTAAATCTGGAACGATACCGTCTTTGGTAAAAGGCATATCTCGAGCCTCTACTAACATACCAATGGTTCCCTTCTGTCCATATCGAGACGCAAATTTATCACCCACCTCAGGGATTTTATCTTTACGTATTCTAATTTTAGCATATTTCTGGTCATCGTTACCGTAATTAAAATATACTTTATCAACAAAACCATCTTCATTTCTTTTAACATAATCGGAATTATCGATGTATATATCTTGTCCTAAATCATCTTTAGTACCAGTTGTTATTACTTTTCCTATTAAAATATCATTTTCGTTCACGTTTACATTCTCTCGAATTAATCCAGTTGCTGGATTTAATTTTGAATAATTAGCATTTTTCATATTCCGTGTTACATTTGGGTCAGGTATCGTGAATATTTCCCTTTCTTTTGTTCCTTCTATCAATTCCTCTCTTCCCGAATAGGTTTTAAATTTAGTTGTTCGAAATAATCCTCTTTGAACAGAATCTTTATTAAATAATATAGAATCTTCTTGATTATATCCAGAAAAACACCCAATAGCAACAATTGCATTAATTCCATGTGGTAATTCATTATTATGTAAATATTTAGACATTTTAGATTGAATAATAGGTTTTTGGGGATAAAACATAATTTGGCCCTTTGTATCCATTCTATTTTTAAAATTTGTGGCATATATTCCCAAGGATTGCTTACCTTGGGCACACGAGAATTGATTACGCGGAGCTTGGTTACACTCAAATAATGGCACATTATTAGCTAAAACTCCCCATATCATACTTGGATGAATTTCACAATGAGTAAATTTATAAATAGTATTTGCTTTTTCGTTTAAATCGTGTGGTGTCATTGCTATTAAACAAGTATTTGCTTCTTCGGTATCTATATATTCTATTACTCCCGATATTTCTTGCAAATAATCATTTGTATTGTTTTCCAAATGAATATATTTATCATTATATTCCAAATAAGGTTCAGTATCCGTACCTTTAAATCTAAAACCTGCTACAAGGTGTTTCCAATTAATATTATTGTTTTTAATATCATCAATCATTGCTGGTGTTAATGCTAATGTATTATTATTAACAATAAGTAATGGCCTACAGCATCTTCCTGAATCAGTGGAAATCTTTAAAATATTATCAGTTATATACCAGGCAATAGATGTGTATATATTTATAAGTCCATTTCTTCTTAATAATTTTAATTTTTTAACCAATAAATCTGGATTAGTATGGTAACCAACAAGTCGTTCATTTAAAAATATGCAACATAATCCCTCCCTCATAGATTTACTATGACTATAAACACTTACAAGATTATTGGAAACAAGTATTTTATACAGTGGTTCTGAGTTAATACCAAATGTTACTTTTGCCATTATAGCTATATTTTTTCTTAATCCTACATTACCACCATCTGGTGTTTCATTAGGGCATATAATTCCAAATGAACTGGCGTGTAAAGAGTGAGGTGCTCTAATTTTGGCACTTTTAGAAAGAGTAATATTTATTCTTCTAATATGTGAAACATATCCTAAATAATTTAATCTATTTAAATCCTGAACAACCCCTTCCTTACACTTACTCGACGAATTTTTTAGCCCCCAACAATTTTTAAATGTATACATAAATCCATCATCTATAAGAGTTCTATTTAATAGTCGTTTTATACTTATACTATTATTAATATCTTCTATATCTATAATATTAAAAAATGGATATAAATCTCCAGCGCCCTCAGATGTTTTACTCCAAAATACATCCATTTCACCCCCATTTGTTCTAGAACTATCATAATAAAATTTATTTAAATTTTGTTCTAATTCATTTTTAGTTCTAAAATACAAATCTCTAAATATATTTCCAACTAAAAAACCTGATATATCAACTCTTTTATTTATAAAACTATCTCTATCGGTTGGAATTTTAAATTCTAACTTTGTTAATACTAATTCTTTAACCATATAACCTAAAAAGATACTTTTACATACAAAATCTTTACCTACGTGGGGCAGAAAATAATTTCTAAGAACATCTAATAAAAAACCATCCTTAAAACTAAATTCATTTTTCTTACCATCCTGTAAATTTTTACCATAAGCCGTAATTTTAGATCTTAAAAAATCTAAGGCTAACCGTTGTGTCCCAATTAGAGAAGATTCTTGTATTGTTGGGATTAAAAGGGTTGACATCACTTCACCTAGTTTAGAATCTATATTATCTATTATTAAATTTAATATATCTTTATCTGAAATTACACCTAAAGCTCTAAAAATAATAAATAGTGGAATTTCTTCGTTAATATTAGGAATAAGAACTCTAATAGTATTTTGTTCTATTTTTTCAGTTAGTGTAAATCGTTCATTTATCATATAGAGTTTAATAACTCTTGCTGGTTGAAATATGGCTTCAGGGACAGATCTAATTTCCAACTCAAAATTATAGCGATCTTCTATATTTTTATTTTCTCTAATATATAATTTATTTTCTACTTGTCTTTCTTGTGCAACTATAACTTTTTCTTTGCCATCAATTATAAAATAACCACCTTCATCATATGGACATTCTCCCATAACAAATAATGTATCATTTGACATACCGCTTAATACACAAGAATTAGAATGAAGCATTATTGGTACACTTCCTAATGGAATCGCATTAAATTTTTTAATAATCTTTTTCTCTAATTTTCCCTCTATAGTATAGGATGTTAAAATCACAAAAATATCACAATTTATATCTGATTTATACGTTAAATTTTTTAGTCTGGCCTCATTTGGAAATAATTGTTTTTCTATTATTTCTAAGTGACCCTCTTTATCTATTTTTTGCTGAATAACTGGTTTACTAATATAGACTCCTTTACCATCATTTATAATAACACTATGTTCTGTTAAATCTTCCTCATTATCTAAACAACTTCCTCCTATTATAAATTCCACCTGAAATTTATGAATAATATTTTCAGTATCATCATTTAATGGATTATACAAACATTTAATAGGATTAAATTGACGGATTGTTTTAGGTATTTGCTGTGAAAGAAATGTATTGTATGAATCTAATTGTGTTTTAGATAAATAATTTGTATTAGTAGTAAAATAATTATCTATAACAGTCCAAATTTCTTTTTCCCAATTAGTGTCGAATGTTTCCATTATGTAATAGTATAATATATTATTCTATTTTTTAAATTGGTTTATTTACTAATAAATAAATAGATTTAAATTATTTATTAAATTAAATCTATTTACTAAACATAATCTTTATTAAGTAATTTAACAAAATCATAGTATTTATCTTCGTCTATAGTATTAAATATATATTGATGCCATAAACTTATTAATAATATATCAAAATTATCTTTTTTTTTAGTAGGAGAAAATGTCTCTATTTTTTCTTTAATAAATTGTTTAAAGCTATCCAAATAAGTTTTATCTATAAATTTAATATCGGGTGTTACTGGAGGTTTTGACTTATTGGGAGTTTTTTGTTCACGCTTCATTTTACGAGGATCACATAGTAAATTTAATCCTGTACAAGAATCTGATGTATTATATTCTATATATTTATCCATAAATAAAATAATATTATAATAATAATATTATTTTATTATATATGGAACTAGACAATAAAAAATTAACAATGCTTTTAATTGCAAATTTTATTCTACTCATATTAATATTTAGTCTAACATTATATATCTATTTTAAACTTAGAAATAAAAGAGGCCCACGAGGATTACGTGGGGAAAGAGGACCACGTGGTCCTAGAGGTCCACCTAGTTAATAATTGGATTAAATAATTAGATTAAATAATTGGATTAAATAATTGGATTAAATAATTGGATTAAATAATTGGATTAAATGATTCTATAATATAGAATGATTAAGATTTAATTAATTGATAATATAGAATGAGAGGAGATAATTCATAGATTGTTTTATCTATTTTTTCATATTCTTTAATTTTTGAAATAGTTTGTAAATCCATAGTTGATGATTTATTTTTAATATCTATTAAAATAGTATTAATATTATTATTAAGTCCATCAACATCTTTATTTAAGATTCTTAATTTATCTATAATATTAAATTTAGATTCTTTGTCCATATCATTTATTTTTTCTATATTATTTAATAAGTCATCTATTGATTCGTTTAATTCATTAAATTTATCTAATTGATAATTTTTAATAGTATCCATACCTAATATAGCTATATAATTTTACAAAATATTAATGACGCATATTAAGAAAATAACCCAGTAAATATATTATATATCGTTTTTAAATAACCATTTTCGGGTTCAGTCTTACTATCAATAGTATTATCAATAGTATTAACATTAGTATCTAAATTACTTAATACATTGAGCCAGTCCAATTTAATAATTTCTGGGCGAAATTGGTCTAATGCTTTACGTGCTAGTTCACTATTTTTTTTCCTTGTATTAGAATCTAGTGTATAAAACTCTTTTAAAGTATTGGAAAAATTATCAACATCATTATTTAAATTTTCCTTATCTACTTTATAAATATACACATAGTCCTTAACTTTATCTATTATTTCTACAGGTCCATCAATATTTTGAACAATTACTGGAATTCTTCTATCTAATACTTCACATAATGTATAACCAAAAGGTTCATAAATTCCTGTACAGCAATTAACACCTATATTTTTATAATATAATTCTTTTAACTCTTTGTTGCAATTAAAAGGTATAATATTTAATTGAACCTTAAATTTTTTTTCTAATTCCTGCCAGTAACTATTTCCATAGGTTCCATAGTCTACACCCATATTAAATACTTTAATATCATCTAAACCTAACTTATTAACAGATAAAATAGGTAGCTCGGGGCGTTTCCTAGGAACGTGACGTCCGATATATCCTACATTATTATTACCATAATTATTAAATACATCTTTATTATCGAATTGGGGATTATAACTATTATAAATAACCACTGGGATTGCTTTAAATTTATTATATCCAAATTTATTATAATAATCTAGTTCAGCTTTACTTATTAAGATAACGTAGTCGGAATGTTCAAATGTGATCTCTTGTTCCGAAAATGTATTTGTATAACACGAACCCATATTTGTTAAATGTTCCATTTTAATGAGAGAGTGACAAACCGATATGATAGGTAAATTAGGATAAATAGATTTTAATTGTTTTATAGTATCTAATGCGATCCATAAATTATTAATGCAGCTGTCTATATCCTCAAAATGTGTTTTTAAATCGTCGCTGTTTCGTATAATGCGAATGTTACTATATTTTTCTTCTATAATATCCGTATCAGTATCATTATAGGCTAAAAATATAGGTATTATTTCATAGTCTGTATCGTTTTGAAACATTTCAATAAACTGTACAATCCAGGTTGCCACTCCACCATAAACAATAGGAGGTATTTCATTGGTTAATAATCCTATTTTTTTTCTATTAGTTTTTGATTCTTTATTTTTATTTAATAGATTATTAATATGATTTAATATAGGATTAATATGATTTAATATAGGATTTGTAAAAGGTATTCTAAAAATTCCATAAATTAATGTACTAATACAAAAGCTTATAAAAATACTATAGGAAAGTGAAGAATTCATAATTAATACAATAATTGTTCTTAATTTTTAAGTCAAATTTAATTAACAATATAATTAACTAAATTTATTAAACATTATAATTAATTAGTTTATATGAAAAATATAGTTCGGAATAGTTCCATGTTAAATTTTTAGCAGATAGTTGTTTTTCATTATCAATATCATATTGTTCAGCTAAATTTATATTAGAATCTATAGATAATATATAGTTTATTATATCAACCCCTAATTTATAGTAATTTTTTGAAATATATAAATATAATTGGGCAACCGCTAATGAGCAAATAATCCATATATGACCATTATAGTAAGCATCATTTTCATATCTTCCTATTAAATTATAGTTATTGTTATTATATTTAATTTTAAAATAATGTATTAATTCTTCTGATACTTTAATAAATTTATTAATATCTACATTATTTAATATAATTTCATCATAATCAGTATGGCATAATGCTAATAGTATAGACGCGTCATTTTTTTTAATAATAGTCCCATTTTCATCAAAAGAGGAAATGATAGAATAATCTAAATGATGTTTAATACTTTCTTGTAACTCTTCATAAACTGTAGTAATTTTAATTTTATCATAATGTATATTATATTTTCCAGTAAAATCTATATAATCTTTTATAAATTTTAACTGGACCGCTCTTGTATAGAAATGCCATCCATAATTTTCTTCCCATAAATCAAAACACGGTTTATTATAATTATTTACTATATAATCAATATCTTTAGTAATTATAGGTAGGATAATCTTTAAACATATAGAGGTATGATCATTAAACAATATATTATATAACTTAATCATATTAATCCCCCGTAACGCAGGTCCATCATTTTGAGGTCTACCCCAACTACCGTTAAAAGCGGTTAAATCTAAATTTATTTTCGGTTCTCCTAAACCCCCCATTGTTTTTATATTTTGTATTTTAGTTTCAGTTTCTATATAATTTATTATAAGAACAAATAAAGAATCTTGTTTACTATGATTATACATATCAATAATCGATTTATATACAATGGCCGCATCTCTTATCCAGTAGTATCTATATGGCGGATTATAGGATGGAGAAGCATATAGAATATTTTTATATCTATTATTTTTAATTTTGGACAAGCAAATTTCAGTTATTTCAGATAAATCATACATACTAATATGAATTTAATTATATTTTACAGGAATTTTAATTTCAGGAAATTATTATCATTTAATATAATTAACTATAATTAATTATCATTTAATATAATTAACTATAATTAATTATCATTTAACTTAATAATATCTTTAAAGTAGGATTGTTCCAAAAAATATTTTTTACTTCCTGAATTCATTGTTGTTTCACTATTATCATCAGACCCTTTTAAAATTTTTAGTAATTGTTTAGGTATATAATATACTAAATTACAAAATAATTTATTATTATTATATATCGGATGATAAGGGTTTTTATAAATAGTTCGAATAGAATAAGATTCCGAATTTGTTAACGAACAAACTTGGTGCCACCACCATGAAGGAACATATAAAATATCTCCCTTCTCAACATTTACTTTAATATGTGGACATTTTATAGATAGATTATTAAAATTGTTATTATTTATTGTTTGACTAAAACATACTTTCCCAAAATGATCTTTAAAATAAGATGGTATCAAGAAATCATAATAAACCGGATTTATTAGAATCCATTCTTTTGTGCCTTTAACTTGTATATTTAAAGTAGAATGTAATTCATTATGTAAACACGTTATTGTTTCTTTTCTACTAATAAATCTATTAATTTTAAAACTTTTTTTAAAAAATTCGTTATTTAAATATAATGAAGTCATTTTAATGCTATCATTAAAAATAGTATGTATTTTTTCATTGTAATTTTTATAATTTATTTTAATAATTTCATCCTTTTCATTATAAATTTGTAGTTTATTATTTATAATTGTTGGATTTAATAAACTCTTAGGTTCAGTAAAATATTTTTTGATTAATACGGGTAACTTAAAATTATCACTTAATTCTTTTAATATATCATAGGTAAAAAATTTTAAACGACATATTTTAATAAATTCATCATTATTTATATGTTTATATGTATTAATATTTTTAGTATAGTTTTTTTTAAGTTTTCGCAAGTCTTCTTTGTTATAGGTATGATTATACAAATTATTAATGTGTGTTTTATTGAAATATGGCATATTATATAGAAATAAATTTATATTCTATACTATAATTTTAAAGTTTATTAACACCTTTGTTCTAAAATTATTTTTATTGACGACTTCTATATCTTTTTGGTTTACTACTGAGATAGGTTGGGCGTTATGATAGGGCGAGGAATAAGGTCACCTTTTCCCCACCTATCATAAAAATTAATAAACATTACACCTAATAAATCAATAATCATATATATATATAATTATAAAATTTAAATTTAAAGTAAAACAATTAAATTTATTAATTAGAGTTTAATAATTCCTATAAGCCACTCTTGTCAATTTCAGATAACAGATTACCTGAAAATATAAGCCTTAAGTGGTATTTAATTTTATTGGTGGACGCACCGTCAATTGTTGAGTAATTAATGTAATCCCATTGAGATGGATAAAAAGGGTCAATAATATTTGGCGAGCCAATCAAATTCATAACAGTCTGCTTTGACATCCCTAAGTGAAGCTGATTAACTTTTTTAATATCTAAATTATTCCTACTCTTGCTGCTGCTCGTTGTCCTTAATGGACCCATTCTCCCACACCCTATCATAAAAAAATTAATAAACATAACACACAATAAATCAATAATCATATATATATATAAATATAATTATTAATTTATGAATTTTAAATAAGCCTTTTTTGTTAATTCTTCTAATGTATTAATTATTTGATTTATTTCATTATTAGATACAGTTGTATTATAGTATTTTTGAGACCCATCTTTTAGTATTTCTGTATATTCTCCATTCCATTTATGCTTTGAATAAAACGCATTTAAAATATAAATACTGCTTTGATTAACCGATATTAAATTAAATATTTTATTGAGAAGAAATTTTTTAAATTTACTTCTTCTCATTAATTTGGTATCAACAATACCTGGATGAATCGATAGTATATTTAGACCCTTTTTATCTGAAAAAAACTTCGCTATTATTCTTAAAATATATTTCGTTGCTCCATAATTATTTTTAATATTTGACATTGATTTTTCCAGTATTAATTCTTTTTGACAAAATCTAGATCGGATAGATGACATTAAAAGTATTTTTGATTTTTTATTTATACATCCCGCATTAAACAAAAAAGATAAAATAACATAGTGTGATAAAACATTAATTTGGAATGTTTTATTGAGTCCATCACTTGTTATTATTGGCTCAAAATCAACACCAGAATTATTATATATTTCATCGAATACAATTTCCATATGTTTTATTTTATTTATCGCTTTAAAAACTGAATTTAAATCAGATAGATCGCAAAAAATATTTTTGATTCCTTTAATAGAATTATTTGCGGTTTTTCCTAATATAAATATATTACAATCTATTTCATTTAAAAAACGAACTATTCCACCTCCTATGCCATTTGTTCCTCCAATTATAAGGCATTTTTTTTTGTATATTAAACGTTTTGTGTAGTAAAGTGAGTTTAATACTTTATTTTTAAAATTATATTTATTTCTATATATGTCTGTTGAATATGTAAATACAAGCACTATTCTCTGACCATATGTTTGTGGAGTCACTTTATGCACGATTGTATCTTTATTGTGTATTTCAGCCGATAATACTGGTAATTTCATAAAAATAGGGGTTCCATTATTAGATTTATATATAAAAACCATATCAGATGTATCAAATATAGTAACTACAACATTATATTCTTTACCTATAGTTATTTTCCTATCATAATGCCAACGCATACCTTCTCCTTTATTATCTGACCCATATTTTATTACTTTAAAGGGCGATAATCCATCCGAATTATTATATAATGGAATAGTATAAACGGGCTTTTTTAAATAATATGATGGATTTAACTTTTTATATATATCTTCTATAAAACTTCCTTTTAAAGATTTACTTGGTAAAAAATCAAAGTTTTTATCTTTGATAAATGTATATTTTTCTATAGTTTTTATAATTATTTCTGAACTTGTTTTTTCTAGGTAATTTGATAAATATAAGTGGTTCATTATATTAATATAACAAGAAAATACATAATAAATTATTGATGATTATTATTATATCCCAACATCATTTTTGATTAAACACACTAATTTTTATTGGAAACTTTAACGCCTTTTTGGTTTTCATTTTCTAATAATGCATTAATAAGTTCATCTCTGCGGTTAAAAACTATAAAATCATGCAATCCCTTTTCCTTGGCAATATCAATTAATTTTTCATCAGATAATCGTTCAAATTCTTCTTTAATTACAGCACTTTCGAAAATTGCATTAATAATTTGGTCTCTATTTAGAAGATTTTCATCTTCATCAAGAAGACCTTGCGCTTGCTTTTTTTTGGCAATATCAATTAATTCTTCATCAGATAATTGTTCTAATTCTTCTATAGAAAAGACGCTTCGGTCATCCGTCCTGCTCTCATCCTCGCTATAATTAATTACTCTTCCCCACACTCCACCGTCTCCAACATCCAATTGGGTTTCCGAACCTTGCTGCATTGTATTACACCCTATCATAAAAAAATTAATAAACATAACACACAATAAATCAACAATCATATACATATATATATATATAAATATAAAATTTAAATTTAAAGTATTATAAAAATTAATAGCCACCTAAACAGACATTTCTATATAATAAATAATTTAAAGAACGTTTACTTTTCAGCTATATATATACAATTAAAATCAATAACGTTAGTATTAAATTTATATGATATATCTAAATCGTATATGTTCTATTATCTAATTAATTTATATTGATATGTATTATAATAAAACTGAATTTGATTAAAAGTATTAAATATGAATTTATTTTTGGGTTTTTATAAAATCATTTACAACATATATTTTATACAGTTTACTTAAATTACTACTTAGTTCTGAAATATGTTTTTCTCCGGTTATTATAATTACTAATTTTTCAGGATTTTTATCTATATAATCTCTAAGAATTTTTAGCATACTTGCTTCTCGGTATTTTTGTGTTATATTATAAAAATGTAGTTGTATTTTTTCATTGATTGGTAACGCTTCTGATAGTTGTGGTATAAATAATGGAGTTAATTCATATATATCTGCAGAAAATAATGCTTTCATATCAGATTTAATTATAGGTAAATCTTCGCTAAAATAATAATCATATATATCTTTATAATTTAATTGTTTAGTTTTACATAATTCACTAATAATATCTATTTTTCTTAATAGTGTACATTGATGGTCGTTATATTCTAACACTATTTCGTTTAAATCGTTTAAACTATCTGGTAATTTTATATCAGAAGTTAATATATTAACCCATACATTAGATACTTTTTTCATCTTAAAATCTAATGGAATTAAATCTTTTCCATAATTATTAAATATTATTTCTACAATAAATCCAAATAAAATATCTGTTCGAAATCCATCATCATTAGAATCTAAATTTCTGGTATACTTGGTACTTTCTGCATTTTCATAAAATAACATTCCGTCATTTTTAACAACAAAGGACTTTATATATTTGTAGTATTCTTTATATATACTATGGTTAGAATCTCCTATTAGTATTATAGTATTATTTTTAATAATAGGTTGTAGAAAAGATTCGGTTTTTCGAAATGTATTTAATTGATAACTAACATCGCCTTCGTCATCTGTATCTTCGCCATCTGTGTCTTCGCTGTCTGTGTCTTCAAAACTCTCTGGGAATTTTTGTTTATATTTGCGTTGCCAAAACTTTATAGATTCTGGGTCAGGTCCATTTATTACAGAATCTTCCCACGTTACTTTACTAGACGTTTTAATGTTTTTTCTACATAAATCTTCATTAGTACACCAAAAATAATCACACGATTTACACCAATATATATCATTTACAGTTTGTCCGCAAATTTTACATCCATCAAGAATACAACTAAACTCATCTGTATATTCTTGACTACAAAGTTTGCATAATTCATTTGATAGAATATTCGTAGAACTACCACCATATAAAAGTTTAATATAATTATTAATGATTTGTTTTCCTAATTTACTTTTAGTACTAATTTTTCGTTTACTTATTGGGTCAAATATTATGGTATACATATTTTATATATAATAATATTTTAAATATTAAAAATGAATATAAATTTAAAAATATATTTAAATTTAAAAATATAGTATTATAACGTTATAACAATTAAATGTATTTAGAACCACCTAAATTATTTAATGAATTTATTATTAATAGGCCAATTATTGAAAAATTAAAACAATATGACCAATATAATTTAATGAATATATTATTTTATGGACCATTAGGCTCTGGGAAGAGAACATTAGTACAGGCATTCCTATGTAATATATACAATTTAACGGATTTAAAGACTTATATTAAAGAATATACGATTAAAATCAACAACACAGAGATTAATATAATATGTCTACAAAGTATATACCATTATGAAATTAATTTATATGAATATGGATTATATGATAGAGATGTTTTAACTGAATTTGTAAAATCATTTATATCTACTAGGAATGTATTAAATAATGGGTTTAAAATCATTTTTTTAAACAATTTCGATCAAATAACAAAATCTTGTCAGTTAGCGATAAGGGCATTAATCGAAAAAAATATGAACACCGCACGATTTATAGTTTCTACAAATAGTTTACCTAAAATTGACAAAGCTGTTGTAAGTAGATTTAGTTGTATGCGGGTTCCATTTCCAGATAATAATACTATTATTAAATATATAAATAGTTTAGGAATTACTAAAAATATTTCTAACATATTAAAAAATATAGATAATAATCTGTATAATTTGGAGGTATGTATAAACCATAAAAATTATAAACATCCTATAAATGTATTTATTAAAAAAATCGATGATATACTTCATAAATCTAGTTTAATTTTTATAGATGATTTACGAAAAATTTTACATAAATTACATCTTTTAAATTTTAATCCATATTTAACTATTAAAGAATATATTAAATTATGTGTAAAATCAAAAGAATATTCTATAGAAGAGTTACAACAAATAACCTCAAAAGCAGCTAATCTTAGTACTTCTGAACCATACAATAAATATTTTTTTTCTTTAGAAGATTTTTTTATATTTATAAAAACTATTTTATTTAAAAAACAAGTATAACATTTAAAAATAAATACTATAGTATATGTAAATGAACCCTTATATTATTTTAAATATAGATAAGAACAGTTCAGACATAGAAATTAAAACAGCATATAAAAAACTAGCTTTAAAATATCATCCAGATAGAAACACTATGAATAAAGAATTAAATACTGAAAAATTTAAAGAAATAGCAGCTGCATATGAGATTTTAAGTGATAAAAATAAACGACAATTATATGATTATACAGGCCAAGTTAATACGAATAATATCAATCCTTTTGAAATATTTAATATTGTTTTTAAAAATTTAAATCCTAAAATAGAAAAATTTATAAAAAAAACATATAGTAAACTAGAGAAAAATAATAAAGATAATTTGGTTGAGACACTTAAAAGTTTAGAAAAAAATGATAGAAAAGAAATCATTAATGATGGATTAGACTTATTAACAGATTTCTTAAAAAAAAAAAAAAATAATACAGAAACTATTTCTATTAAAAAAATAACAAATAATATAATATATAATATT